ATAAAAACAGAAACAGAGTTTCTCCTATCAAAGCTTTTATTACTTTGCTCCCTGACGATTACTCTAAATCACCGGCAGAGGTCTACAACGATTTTCGTCAGATAAAACAAAATTTTCCTAATACACCTTTTGCTGATTTTTTTAGCATGGCAGAACTGAAAGAGTCTGGTTTGGAGTTTGCCTTACTAGATGCGATGCGGGCAGACAAAGAAAGAGGAGGTGGATTAAAAGTTACTAAAGGAACTTTGATGAATGATTTTATGGGTGAGGAACTAGATCCTTTTACTAAGAAAGTTCGATACGCCCGTGATGACTCTCAAAGACTGAGTAACAAAGATTTGTTTATCAAAAGATTAAAAGAACTAAACGATCAGTTTTCTAATTTATACGACAACAACTTTTTAAGAGAAGATACATTATTTGCAATGTCGCAGGATATTCAATCATTAATTGAGATGACCAATCAATCCTATGAAGGAAGAGATATGTCAGATGAAAAATATCTCGAGCTCTTAGCAGCAGCAAATCAAAACTATCAAGACATGGCTGCTCGTTTTAGAAAAGAAAAAGCTCAAAAGGTTTTTGGAATGTCTTACGAAGACGCAGCTATTCAACATGCTAAAAATTTAGAAAAAAACACAACCAAGGAAATGGTGCCTATATTGACTTTCAATAATTTTAACAGAGCTTTTGGAATCTTATCTCAAAAGATTAATGAAACTCTAGATATACCAGAAACAAACGAAGGTCTTTTAGATTTTATGAGTGGCGCTAACGCACCTTCCTATAGATCAACAGGACCAAACAATCTTAAAAATTATGACGTTCAAGCGATTACCATTGTTCCACGAACCGATAGTATTTTAGGAGAGAACACAAAAGAAAGCACTCACTTTAATAATTCATGGTCAGGTGGCCAGCAGATGGATGCCTTTCACTATCGAACAGGAACACTCACTGATCCTAACGGAGTTGACTATAATGTTTTGGTTGAGGTTCAATCTGATCAAGAAGGACCCATTCGAAAACAAAATAGATATTATGATCCAGCGTTGACGATTCAGTCACAAAATCTTGCAGCGGAGATAAATGATTTTACAGAAAATAATATTCCAAGATTACAACAGCTTTACAAGTTAACTCCTGATGAGATTGCAAAAACAATAGACCTTACCGGTATCATGAAAGATGGAGATGTTTTTTTATCGGCCTCCTCCGATCAAATCAAACAAGAGATAGATAGATTGTACGGACAGCAACAAGCAAC